GCATCTTCATTAAGCTTTACTGCATTTTTTGACAAAGCATTAATAACAACATCAGATGTTATCTTTCCACTTTCAGCAAACTTAATTAATTGCCCTCTAGTCGTCCCTAATGTATCAGCTAAAATTCCACCAATAACAGCGTTGGCTTCTAAAACTGACCTAAGTTCTTGACCTCTAAGTTGTCCAGACGCTAAACCTTGCGATAGCTGTATTGCAGCTCCAGATGCTTCTGCAATACTAGCACCTGATAACCTAAATGTGTTTTGTAATGTTGCTGTAAACCCTACAAGCTCTTCTGTAGATAAACCCAATTCTTTAGTTGCGATTGCTACCCTGTTAAAAGTTTCAGCTAAAGAATCAACACTTGTATTAGTTGCGTTTGCTGCATCGAATAATGTCTCTAGTGCCATGTTTGCTTCTTCTGCACTACCTGTAAAAACTTTTATTCTATCTTCTAATAACTGTACAGAATCCGCAGCTTGAAATATTTGCCTTACACCTAGTCCACCGAACACTGTAAAGAATATACGTCTAAGAGCACCTAGATTTGTACTAATGCTCTTAGTTCTTCTTTGAATCTTATCAAGACCTCTAACAATATTTTTGAGATCTTTATCTCCTACCTGTCTTACTTGAAGCTTTATCTGCTTTACTTTTTCTGTCATTTTGACTCTTTATAAATTGGTTATCCATTACCCTAATTAAATATAGGAACTCTTCAAAATCTTCAACTTCATATATTTTAGCGTATTCTGCAATAGCTGTAAAAGGTATAGGGCCAATACCCATTCCGTAATCCCTACAACTATTTAACTCTCTAAAGGCATCAATGTAAAATGAAAAATGGTCAACATTAGGAGCTCTTTCTACGTTTGCTCCACGTTCAATTAAGCTGTAATAAAACTCTTTGTTTTCAAATTTTAAATCCCATCTTATATAGGATTCTAAGAGTTTCCCAAATCTTCTCTATAGGCTTCATCATTAGTTGCTGATCCAACTAAAAAATCAAAAAGGTCAGGTAAATCAGTAAACAATTGTTGAGCGTTATCTAGTGAGTAATCGATGGTTGCATCTGACTCATCTTTAATTCCCTTCCAATCAACCATACAAGCTTCTACAAATATTTTAATGTACAATGCTCTTTCTTTTTTATCGTCAAGCAATCCCTTCTCTATTTGCCTAGCGTAAGGTTTAAGATACTTCTGCTGTAGATATTTAATTTTTGATGAATTTCTTCCACCGAATCTTTTGAGTTTAAATTCTACTCCATCAGCAACTTCAACCCAAATTCCTTCAGTTTCAGATTTTTCATCATTAGCAAAAAATTTGTCCAGATTTGTTTTCATAAAATGTCTCCTTTAATAAATAAAATTATTACATAAAAAAAAGCTCCCTGTAAACAAGGAGCTATTATGGAGACATTCAAAAGACATTAAGCTGACTTGTAAATGTATAAGGACTTCTCTTGATTTGCACCAACTTTTGAAACACCTGATGCAGTAATTAAGATGTCAGTATTTTGACCTGCACTTGCTGGATCATCAAAACTTATCTGTACTTGTGGCATAAAGAAACCATAGTAACCATCTTGATTCTTTAAGATAAATCCAATGCTAAATGCTTCTTGAGATAATTTTTTATTAAGTAAGTTCCACGAATCATCAGATAAATATGCAGTTAGGTTTACGTTTACCTGTGCAAGTCCCAACGAATAATCTGACGGCCCAATCTTTCCAATACAGTTTTGCGCTTGTAGATTGTTGGCAAGCGTTATTTCCAATGACTGTACGCAAAAAGAAACACCTTCAAATTGAGCTCCATCACTTGAAGCCAAAAACGCAAGGTCAACTGATCCGTTCATAGAAACACTTGTTGCTGCTGCGTCAACTGTTCGTCCATCTGTAATTAATTCTGCTGCTTGATCTGCAACTGAGTAGTTTGCCATAACAAATGAAAATGATCCGTTTACAATCTCACCATAAGTAGCATTAAGAGTAAACCCATCAACATAAGCACCAGTATAATTAAGACCTTTTGTAGTAAGGTCATTAAACTTCTTTTCTATAGAATAAGATTTTCTAGTTGTTCCAATTTCTAATTCATCTGCAACTGTAAAACTTGTCCCAACTCCAACTTCACTTACAATTGTATCTGGCCCAACATATCTAATTTGAGTTGCAGAAACAATTTCCATAACCATAACAGAATCATTGTTAGCACTTGTCGCAAATCCAGATAAATTTAAAACTTGCCCTACTCTCGTATCAGAATTAAAATCACCAGATGCTCTATCAATTGTTTTTGCTACATCGTCAATGGTAAGGTCAACTGCAACTGCCACACTTGTAACAAAGTCATTAAACATTGCACCTTGAAAAAAATCATCAATATCTGCTGCCTTGGCAAATTCAATTGAAAGATCTCCACCTAAAGTTAGACCTGCCAAAACTTGTCCAGAAGAAAGTCTATCAACCCTAATTTGTGCTGACTCAACTGTTTCTGGAGATGCAGAAAGTGATTCACTTGTAAAACGTGCAGATTTAAAATTACCTGCTGCTGGAGTCTCGCCATAAACTGTTTCTTGAATATATGCGACTCTTACTTCATTAGAACTAGACATCTTTATGCTCCTTTAATATCTCTGTAATAGTTTATAAAAAAAGTACCAGAAGTAAAACTATTATCAAATTCTAATGTAGTTCCACCTTCTGTATTTAGCGGAGAAACCGACTCAATTACTATATCATTGATCCGTTTACCTCTAAACAAACTTCTTAAAGTTTCTGCTCTATCAATTATATTAGCATTGACTACATCAATTTGAATAGGAGCAATTATGTGAATAAATATACTACCAAATTCTCTAAAGCACTTGGCCTCTACGCTTATAGGTTCTTCATCTGATCCGACAAACTGTATTGCCAACCAATTATCATCGGGAGTAATAGTATTATATTGCGCTACATCAATAAGATTTCTAAACTCTCCTGATATGTCCACAACTGTTTCTGCTGTATTTGCAGTTAGGTATGTTTTAATTTGATCTCTTAAATCTTTAGAACTCATAATGTACTACTCTCTGTAAATCCTCTGTTAAAACTTATTGAACTAGCAGAAGCAGTAACAGTCAAGCTAGGATAAAGATATGGCCTACCTGCTGCTGATCCTTGATTTCTATTTTCTGAAAATACATAGCCAGTTGTATCGCTATTTGATGTATCTAGTTGCCTTACAGTTCCAGGGCTTATCGGTATAAATGAAAATCTTATATTGTTTTTAAGTGCTTTAAATTTTCTCTTAATTGCTCTTGTAGATAATACATAAGCACCTGCTGGAATAGTAGTTAATTGATTTTTAACTAGCTTTTGATTTAAACCTTTTGTTATATTTTTACCTTTATTTTTACCCTGCGTTTGTTTTGTTATTCTATACCTTTCAAGTTTCCTTGCGTAAGGAGTAACATTAACAAATCTATAAATATCAGTTGGCTTCAAATCTGTATCACTATTTATAAAAGAAATAATATTAGAGAATCCCTTCGCTACAAAAATATTATTTTTAAATAAAACATGATTAGCTAAATATGCACCAGTTCTTTCAGGGCTTCTTTCTACAATTTTCTGCATAGCAAATAATAATACTGGTTGTAATGTTTCAAGCTTAGTCTGATACTCAACCATACCAAAAGGTTTTACAGCAGCTTCATTTGCGTTAACTTTGTTATCAACTAATGTTATAAAATCTCTTTTGGGAAAATCGCCAGCATTTTGCTCTGTTTTTAAAAACTGTCTAGAAACTAATACAAGCTGTCCCCTCAAAATATCCACAACATCTTCTTGATATTGAGCAGATATTCTTGCCCCACCTCCAACTTTTATATTGCGTCCTTGGTAAGAAATATCAAAAGCAATCACTTGAGCACCAACCTATAACCTATAGTTTGTCCAAAAGCTACCATCTCTTGTACATCTGATATGCTAAAATATTGACTTGCACTTATTGTAAATCTATCTCCACGTTTGGGAGTAAATGTTAAATCTTTAGCAGAAATAATATATTGCCTACCAATAGATTGTATTTCTTCCTCTACAACTGGAGCTCTAAAATAGTTTGATATAACTGCTCTTAAATCATATATAACATTTGATTCTAATGATTTTATTGTAACATCGATTCCATGTAGATTAATAATTGAGTTAAGAACATTTTGAAACATCATGCTAAATAAACCTCAGTTAAATCACCAATTACTGTTCTTTCACTTCTATAGTTATCAAATACATTTAAGTAATCCCCAAGAAGCATCCCATATTTATTTTGTCTTTCATTGCTATTTAATGTGTAATCAAAATCAATTCCCATAACACCTGGAATAGATATTCTTTGTACGTTGTTTCCAAAATTAAGATCAACTCCAGATTGCCTTCTATTGTATCTTTGTTGTATTAATGCTTTTATAGATTCTTGTATCTCCATTGGAACAGTAGCGTAACCTGCATCGTAAACTATTTCTAAATACGCACCAATTACGTAGTTGGTAAAAAGTCTTTTCTTTTTTCCATAATCATCGACTACAACTAATCCACCAGTTCTTTTATTTATTCTGTATTCTTGTACTTCATCAGTTGCGTTTGGAGCTTTTTCTGTTACTGATGTAATTGTGCTAATTGGATGATGATATAAATAATGCTCAAAACTATCCTTAAAATCATCGTAATAAATTGTTTCTGTATATGTATTAACTTCAAAAATTCTATTGCAATAATTTTGTACAGTCTCATCAAACAAAGCAATTTCACTATTTAAGAAATCATCTTGTGTTGTGTCCATAGGATCAATTCCCAAATATGTTTTAACACTATCTAAAGTAACTAAGCTCATATTATTTCCTTTTTTAAAAAAAAACAGGGGATTTCTCCCCTGTAATTTTTTATTATAGAACTATGGTAGTTCCGTCAAAACCAATAAAAGTTACTTCTTCAACTTCTTCGTTAAAAAGTTCTTTTTGATCTTTGTAGTATTGAATAGCTACTTTTTCTCCAAGTAACAAAGCAGAGTCACTTCTGTAGTGTACACCAGCATAGTTTCTACCAATTGCGACATTATGGGCCATCTTATCGATTTCTCCATGTATCGTAATCTGACCTGCATCAGAACCGCTATATACCTCCACGGCAGAACCATCGGAGTTACTTTGAACTTCAGAAAGTCCTGTTGTAGACCATGCTCCATCTGCAAACATTATCTTAAGAAGTGTAGCACAAGCTCCAGAAATAGTAGCGTGTCCGGCAGGATAAGCAGGGTGAGTTGGGCTACCTTCAGCATATTGTAATGGTAAGAACGCAGCATTATCTCCGCCATTAGCCATATTGAAGCTTTCAACCATTGAAACAACTGCGCTATTCATTAAATCAGAATGAACTGTTCCAGCAGGAATATCCCCAGCTTTTTCAGCAACTACTCTTGCTGCCATTGCTTCTGGTCTTAGTCTTAAATGCTTTCTCCATTTTTGAACCCATGCAGCTCTAAGAGCATGTCTAGATACTTCTGCAATACCAGTGGTAGTTAAAACTGGACCTCCTAAAAAGTTTCCTTCTTTTGGTCCTACTTTTATTTGAGAACCAGCACTCACACCAGCATTCAAAAGTATAGCTGCAGCTTCATAGAAGTGTTGAAAAACAAGGTCTATATGAACTGTGGAACCAAGTTGTCTACCATTGAACATGAATTTTTTAGTTGAATCAATAGTTTGACTAACTGGAACATTACCGTTTTGGATTTCTAAATAATTAGATTTTGTATTACCATATACTCCAGTTTTAGTTGGACCTTTTGGCTCATACGAAAAGTTACCTACTCCAATTTCATGAAGAAATAGCTGAGAAATATATCCACCTATAGTGCATCCTGAAGATTCTCCTCTAAAAAGAGTTTTAGCAGTTACCATTCCATTTTCTTTAGGACCTTTGAAATCATCTCCAAAAGCATTAAGAACATCAATAGCATCTTGAATTTCTTGAGAACCATCTTCGTAGTCTTTAAAAGGCTTATCTCTCATAATATTTTTGAGATACACTTCGGCCATTTCAGCAGCACTCTCTCTTGAACTAAGAGATGGAGCAGCTTTCATTGTAAACCCTTCCGGATCTCCACCTGAAAGTTCAAAGCTTATAGAACCCTGCGGAGAAGCTTGTTTTCTTGTGCCTGCTCTATCGAGGTCATCAAAATCTGATTGTCTACCAGTTTCCAATGCTAATTGAAGCTCTTTAATTTTAGCTTCATCGCATACCATAGTAGTACCATCATGAGTCATACCTTTAGAGTATAAACCTAAATAATTATCATCAACCACATCTTCATTTCTTTGTTGGGAAGTATCTACCTCAAGGGATCTTTTAGCGGCTTGATCCGATCTAGTCTTTAAAAGAGCTAATCTAATGTTTTTTAAATCTTTCATTTTTTTACTTCTCCTTAATTTTAAACTGCGTATTTAATACTTATAACTTGATCTACTTCTAAAGCTTCTTCGCTCGGAGTTAACATCGGATCTAAGAAAGTAATTCTTGAAACTCCTCCTTGATTACTAATAGAATAATCTGAATCTTCAATAAGAGCTAACCTACCTACAAAGATAATCGTAGAATTTTCTCTAGCTAGTGCTTGAAGATCTACGTACTCGTTAT